CCTGCTTTGTCAAAAATAAAAATAGCATCATGACCGTTTAGGTAAATTGGGGAATCTACTGCTACCCAAGCCTCTGTAGAGCTATTCCAACGCTTTACTCTCCAACGTGCGCCTAGGTTAGGCTCAGTGGTCTTAATCCATACTGATCCAGTTGGGCGAGGACCTGTTGTAGTGCTCTTCCATTGAGGTACATCAGTGTGCTTGCTGATATTCATTTTAGCACCGTAGTATGTTCCGGTCTTAATACCTAAAGCACTTGAAGCTACAGAAGCAGCTACTAGTGTTCCTTGTAGACCAGCAGCGATTGTAATAGCGTTAGATGTTGTACTATCTCCACCGCTAGAAGCCATACCATTGGTATAAATTTCTAATTTGTTATTATATGCTTGAGCATATACTGGGCCAGCACCTGCTCCAAACGCATTATTGATATCTGTAGCTAAACTTGCTACTGTAGCACCACTGGCTGTAACTAGTACACCATTGATGTAAAAATTATCGCCTGCTGTGAAAGCTGGGTTAGATACTGTACCTGCTACTACAGCAACAGATTTGTGCCAATCTTCACTGCCTACATTAACCCATGTACCTGCTGGAACGCCTGCGTTAGCATTTCCTTTGCTCTTGTACCATAATGTTCCTGGATGACTAGTTGTTAGCGCAGGAGTATCCGAATCTACATCTGTCATTACAATAGCATAGTCGCCGATAGCACCAGAACTACCTAAAGGACCTTGAGTTGAAAGATCTACTTTAGTTGAATCTGTAATAACTAGTGGAACTTTGTTGGCAAATTTTTGACCGCCAGTTGTGCTGATAGGAGCACCGTTCCATTCAAAAATACCAAATAATGTAGTGCTAGTGTCCATCCAATGTGTTCCGTTCGCTGGTAACGCGATTGGAGGATCAGCACTGGCATCTAATTGTGATAAATCGATATCAGCACGTACTACAAAAGCACGATTGCTGACGCCTAATAAGCTATAAGCAGCTTGTAATCCATATTCGTTTTGTTCGCCAGCATGGATAGGATTATTACCAGCATCAGTTTTGAAGATTGGGTCTCCAAATGTGTCTGCTAAATCTCTCTGACTAGTTAATAAGTAAACTTTTCCGGCATTAGCTTTAGTTGTACCTGGAGCGATTCCAGTGCCTGCCGCGTTAGATTTGTTCTCCGCTGAAGCAACAATAACTAATGGTGTTGTTCCAGGTTCAGCTGGAGTGTAAAAAGACTCGTCAATAACTTTGACTTCTACGCCTGGTGAACTTAATGCCATCTTGCATCTCCTAATTTGGTGTTCTACTATTATTTATTGGAAAAACGCAAAATTGGCTACTTATGCCTTGAAGAAAAGGGGACGAAAAGGTCCAGTATAAATATTTTTATGACTAGACCTTTATGTATTTGTAATTTAAGACCTGCTGCTGTTAACTATGTGAAGAATGGAAAGACTTATTATCGCAAAAAGTGTGAAATGTGTCTTAAACATGGAGGCACTGCTCACGGAGTACCTAAGTGGTACAAAGACGGATATAGACAAAAGTTAAATTGCGATAAGTGTGGATATAAGAGTAAGCACAAAGAACAATTTAACGTGTTTCACGTAGACGGTAATCTGAATAACAGTCGTACAAACAATCTTAAAACAGTGTGTGCTAACTGTCAGAGAGTCCTACATAAAGAGGGCGTTCTATGGCGCCAAGGCGATCTTCAACCTGACTTCTAAGTTGATTGTATAAATCGTCTATAGTTCCGTTATTATCTATTTCGGCATCGATGTGTTTATTGCCTACCCAGCTGAATTCGCTGGCGTGAACTTTATCTCTATCTAACTGCATTTTGCTCAAGGACCAGCGCATGTTTGTAGGACCTTGATTAAAATTTACTGCGTATTCGTACCAACTAGGATCTGGACCGCGCTTGATTCTAAATACTTTACCGCCAGCATCTTTAATAGATTTAATTTCATTAGTGAATCTAACGTCTGTGATAACCACATTGTCGGCGGTTTTTCGAAGTTTATTTTCTAGACTAGCTATCCATATATCGCTATGGAATCCATTGCGGCAAACTTCGGTGCCCCAGTATTGAAGTATATAACGAGGAGTAATAGGTTTTCCTAATCTCTCTGACCACCAAGCATCTTCTTGCTCGCGCCACTCTCTGCTTTCTTTTGTGCGTCCTTCTAAAAGAGTCCTGTCCCAACCAAACACATTGGCTACAGCATCTTTGAGTGTAGCAGCAAAACTGTCTCTTCTAAAACCGTGAAAATTAACAAGATAGTCCGCAGCAGTATCTTTGCCTGAACCAATGAATCCAACGAATCCTATAATCATAGTGTCTCCTAGCACTATAATTTATTACAATTTTATTATTATGTCAAGAGATTAGACGCCGTACTTGTTCGTTTTACGAGCAGGTACTGGGCTGACTTTATTAGTAGTATCTAATTCCATACTTTTCATATTACCTTTGTTTAGGTCTTTATAGTCTGCCCCTACTGCCTTAGCTGCTTTTTCGAACATCTGTTGTTCTACTTCTGTGTAAGGATGAATAGTTTTCTTTTTTCCGTGCCAGCTTTTTCCGTCGATATTAGGCACTGATTTCCCATCTGTGCTAGCCATAGCCTGGCCTAACTTAAAAGCAACATAATCGCTGTTTGCTTTTTCAGAATCTCCGTAGATGTTGAGTCCTTTAGTAGACTGCTTTTGTCTTTTAGTCGGTTTTGGTTGCTTAACTTCTGTGATAATATCGTAGATTTTCATATTAACCAATGATAAATGTATACCCTGTGCCACCAGCGACCAGTGTTTCAAGTTCTTTTTCTAATTTTTCTACTTCTTCTTTTCCTGCTGATTTTAAATCAGCACCATTTAATTGCCCGGATCCACCAGGCCCAGCAATAGCTCCAAACTTACTACGAGCTTCACCTAGCATCAGTTTACATGTGGCCAATGTGTAATCCTTGATCCATTGTTTAGCTAAGTAGTCTTCGATAATTGTGTAATCAGGACGGTAGTTCTGACACCTCATCATAATAACTTCGCCTTCGGTAAAAGGACGTTGTAGAATTCTTAAAACTTTACTAGTAGGAATCCATTGAAACTCGATATAGCTTCCAAATATTTTACCAACCATTTCTTGATAGCTAGCAAACATATAGTATGTAGCAATGCCGCCTAACATAGTACTGTTTAACAAATATGTATTTGTATATGCTAGATTAAAAGGCTCAAAATTAGTACCAGTTCCTCCACCAGTTCTTGATCCTAGTGTGCGTCTAAAAACGCTTTGAACATTTACTATTTCTTGAGGTAAAACGTAATCGTTTTTATCTTTTTCTAGGGTAAGAAACACATAACTTTCTTCGACGCTGTTTGGACTGCGCTGTCTAAATTTTGTCAAAGCCTTGTCTAATGCTGTTTCGTAGTGTATAGGATCTAGTTCAACATCGACCATGCCGTCGCCTAGCATGACACGACAATAGTCGTAGACTTTTTGCTTAACTTGTTGTGGATTTGTACTTTCTATTTCGTTAGTTGGCATATAGATCTCCACTAGTATTTATTCGCTAAATATTGTACTATGCCACGTATATCACTGTACCGCCCAGAAAAAGGGCATGATTATAAATTTATAGATCGCCAAATTCGTGAAATGTTCACAGTTGGTGGCACCGACGTATATTTACACAAGTATTTGGGTCCTCAAAATACGCCTGTAGATCAAGCTACGGCAGATCAGCCACATTATGATGTAATTAAAGAGACTAATATTCAAGATCTGTTATTTTTAGAAAATCGCGACAGGAAATACAGCGAAGATATTTACAGAATACGTGGACATTATCAAGTTCAAGACTTAGACTTCAATCTAAGTCAATTTGGTTTATTTTTAGATAATGATATGGTCTATATGACTGTACACATCAACGATTTTATTACGATTGTAGGAAGAAAACCCTTAGCAGGCGACGTATTAGAATTGCCGCATTTAAAAGATCAGTTTGCTTTAAATGACTATGACCAAGCTATGCCAAGATTCTTCGTCGTCGAGGACGTAAATCGAGCCGCTGAAGGATTTAGTGTAACTTGGTATCCTCATTTATACAGACTAAAATTAAAGAAAATAGCCGACACACAGCAATATGCTGACATACTAAAAAGACCAACTGACGAACATGCCAACTATGTTGGAGATTATGATGCTGATAGAACATATACTGCTGGAGAAATAATAAGATATCAAGGTATTTTATATTCAGTGACAGCGACTACTACAGGTAATGTTCCTCCTAACGTAAGTTATTTTAGTGTGTATAGTGGAAACACAATACAAGAATTATTAAGTACCTTTGATAAAAACATAGAAATTAACGATGCCATTATAGCACAGGCAGAAGCAGATGCTCCTAAGAGCGGATATGATACTAGATCTTATTATACACTAGCATTAGACGATGATGGAAAACCTGCTCTTACAACAGCAGATATTACAGATGAAGACGCCAGTTCAACACTACTAGACGCTGGTAGAATACACGAACGCCCAATTAGATCCGGATATAACGGTTACCTTTTAGGCGATGGTATTCCAGACAACGGTGTCGACTTTGGGCATGGTACACAATTTCCAATTAATTCTAGAGAAGGCGATTATTTTTTAAGAACAGATTTTATGCCAAACAGATTATTCAGATTTAACGGAGCAAGTTGGGTTAAACGAGAAGATAATGTAAGAATGACTCTTACAAATACAGATACTAGAAACTCTGCTAAAACAGAATTTGTCAATAATACTAATACAATGACTATAGACGGTGAAACAGTTTCAGAACGTCAAAGCTTGTCTAAAGCGTTACGACCTAAGGCAGATTTATAATGCTTCATTTTTATGATGGCCAAGTAAGGCGATACCTATTACAGATTATCAGACTGTTAAGTAATTTTACAGTAAAATATAATGATGGCACTATTATTAGAGTTCCAGTTATGTACGGAGATCCTGACAGACAAGCTGCTCACATAGTAAATCAAAATAGTGAAAACACTCTATCAAGTGCTCCAAGAATAGCAGTTTACATTTCTGATTTAGATTTAGATAGA